ATTCCTGCGAACAGTGTGGAGAGTGGCAGGAGGCTATTCTCGGAAGTGCGTGGGAAATTACAGGCTACGAAAAGGAGGAGGTAAGTAAATGTCTAAGATGAAATATAAATTACCAAAGGGCGTAGAGCTGAAGATATTAGACGATGACGCTCATCGAAAAGACCGCCAGGATAGTGCTTTTTATACTTGGTATGACAGTAATAATGTCGCCTACCTTACTTATGAGGACAGGGAATACAGTATTACCTGCGTAGGTGAGATGCGTATTCACTACAAAAATCAAGTGATTAGATACTGTGACGACTTGGTAAATGCTGGCATCAAGAACGACAAAGACCTAGCAAAGATAGATAAAGCTGGAGGAGAGTGGATCAACAACTCCTGGTTTGAAGTCTATGATGAAGTAAATAATGACTATACGGGCGAGGTCTATCACACGGTCCAGGACGCTATTGAAAGCGTGGCTAATTGGATCGTAGATAAGGAGGCCATCAATGCCTAAATATGTATTTTCTGTTGAACAAGTAATTGAAGTCAATGCCAAGTCATACGAGGAGGCGCTAGAGGAACTACCTATTTACCCGACAACACACGGGAAAGTATGGGAAGTATCTGATGAAACAGTAGAGCTCTTATATGCAGAGGAGAAGGCCAATGCCTAAGTGTGGAGTGTGCGGTTGGACTTTCTCTGATCGCACACTAACTAAACACGCCGAAACCCCGTGTGGGGAGGAGAGCGAGAAGGCAGGTAAATACCTGCCTGAAATAGATGACTTACTACTACAAGAGGAGGAAAGCAAATGAAAGGACACCCGTTCTGTCGGATACCCATACAAAGTGAGGACTATGTATGTGAGTGCGAACTAATCAAGGAGGAGCAAGAAAATGGATAAAGATTACGTTGCTTACTGCCTTATCTGTGATGAGCAGATGAGCCTGAGTGAGATACAAAATCATCACGAATATAAATGCTTAGATGAATACGGAAACCTAACAAAAGAAAGGGTAAAACAATGAATAAGGAATACTATCAAGCCAAAGCTGACCTCTGTCGTGACCTTGCTATCAAGCAAATGGTAGAGGGAGATAGCAAGAGGGCAGGAGAGAACCTGATCCGTATGGTCAATAGCCTAAATCAAATTGAACTTATCAAGCATAAGGAGGAGAAGGCAAGTGAAACTATCTGAGAAAGTAAATAACCTACATCATCAGGTTCAAGAGTTAGAAAATCAAGGACTAGAGTTAGATTACGAACTGCTTTATACAATACTAGAGGACACAAGAGAACACTTAGAAACGGAGGGTAACTGATGAAACTCATCAACTTTTATGAGGTTATGGATCGTAAGGGCGATATTGCGTGGGGAGGGGCGAGCGCAAGCGAGGCGGTGGAGTGGTTTAGACGAGGCTTAGATAACGCTATCTTTGTATCGGTCTGGAACGAGGAAGATATTGAGGAACCTGTATTAGTAACGGATAAAATTGAAGTGACTAACCTAGTGCTAGCTACTATCCTTGATGAACGGGAAAGGGAGGGTACAGTAGCGTGATATTTTTAGGCGTAATCCTGGCTACTATCCTTGCCTACCTGCTTATAGTGTGGGAGGATAAGCTCAATGAAAGAAACTGACAGACGAGTAAGGACTGCCGTAAATCAGGCAGTTCACTACAGAAACTACAGGCGTGTGAGAGATCGCGCCTTACGCCGCTTGGCACACCGATACCCCGACGACTATCGAACTTTACTTGAAGAAGAAAGGGCAAGAGATGAGGCAGAGGGCAAGGCGTGGTTGGATATTAGTGGCACTACCCGTAATGACACTAACCTTCACCTATCTACACATAGACAAGACAGTTCATATAGATCTGGGCAAGCCAACACAGATGAGCAGAACGAAGGCAACGTGGGAGGAGAAGAATGAAAATAAAAGACTCGCCAAAGAATATGCCTGGGCTGCGTTTGGTTGGAGAGGACGAGAGTGGCTCTGTCTCCACGACCTTTGGACCCGTGAGAGCAGGTTTGACCACTACGCACAGAACCCAACAAGCTCAGCTTTCGGAATTGCTCAACTGCTTGGAGAGAGAAGTAGAAAGCCTTCACTCCAAATACTGCGAGGCTTACGTTACATTGACGAACGTTATGGAACACCTTGTAAAGCTCTCCGCTATCATAATAAACACAAGCACTACTAAGGAGGACAAGTGATTACAGGAGTATCACTCTTTGCTGGTGTGGGTGGTTTTGAAATTGCTATGAAGAACCACAATGTAAAGATGGTGGCAAGCGTGGAGATAGACAAGAACTGTCAGAACATTCTCGCTCGCCACTTCCCTGAGTCCAAGATATTTGATGATGTAACTAAAGTGAAAGGAAGTGATTTGCTTGACGCAGGATTTGAACCAAGCTCAGGAATTATTACAGGAGGATTTCCCTGCCAAGACCTCAGCGTCGCTGGCAAGCGTGCTGGTTTGGCTGGCGAAAGAAGCGGGCTTTTCTGGGAAATTGCCCGACTTGTGGAAGAAACGCAAACAGAATACTTCGTCCTCGAAAACGTCCCTGGTCTGCTATCCAGTAACAAAGGACACGATTTTGGAGTCGTCATCGGGACGATGGCCGACATCGGGTACTCTGTTGCCTGGCGCGTGCTTGATGCTCAGTACTTCGGAGTACCCCAAAGAAGGCGGCGTGTCTTCATCGTTGGTAGACGTACTGGAAACCAGTCAGATCCTGCCAAAGTATTATTTGAGCGTGGCAGCGTGCGAAGGGATACTTCGCAGAGCCAACAGACGGGGCAAGACTCTACCGCCAGCACTCCACGAAGCTTTGGTCAGACAGGCTTCGCAAAGTACTCCGAAGGAGTAACCACCCTTACTGCTACCACATACAAAAGACCTGAAGATAATGTTGTGGTTCACTAAGAGTAGGAGAGCGCAGAATGTTGATGACTACGAGACTTGGGTGGAAGGAGGCGTTATGCCTACGCTAAACGCTTTTGATAATGGAGATGTGAGAACTACTGTTATCGTCTTTCACCCTCACTACCACGACGGAGCTAGAGTACAAGGAGATACTATGAATACTTTGACATCGCGTATGGGAACAGGTGGTAACAATGTATCTATGGTTGCTACCCTTGTGCGTATGCGTGAAGGCAAACCAGGTGGAGGCAAAGGTCCTCTACTATCGGAGGATAAGAGCTTGACTATCGCAACTAACAATGATCAAACCCTATTTGTCTTTAGTCATACACAAGGACTAGACCCACAAGCAAGTGAGGAAGCGTCACCCACTCTTCGAGCGAATGGAAATGGTATGGCAGTTGCCTACTCACCATCAGATTTTGCTAACTACAATGAAGGAGTAGGAACATTGAAGGCTGGTATGACAAATAATAATTCACCACTAGTGGCGTTTGACGCTTACAACCATACAACATCTGAGACAAATCAAACCTTGAGAACAGGTTCAGATTTGGACAAGATGGGAACCGTATATGTTGAGTCATCAGTACGTAGGCTTACACCTGTAGAATGTGAAAGGCTACAAGGATTTCCTGATGGCTGGACCGAAGGTCAGTCAGACTCTACCCGTTATAAACAGATGGGCAACGCAGTTGCTGTGCCTGTAGTTGACTGGATTATTGAAGGTATTGTTGCTACACTGTAATTACTGAGCGTTCCTTATCCTTTCGCTCAGTACTAATAACCTCGCAGGTCAAGAGTGCAAACTGCGGGGTTATTTTATTTATCTGTTGAATAGAAGCCTGATCCCCTGAACGAGAGAGGGGGAGAGGACCAGACTCTATTCATTAGTTCACCGCAGTCAGCACAGGAGGGAGTGCTGGCTTCGGCGTGGATTGAACGCTCAGTGAAAGAGGTAACCGAGCAGTTCGGACACTTGTATTCGTATATCACTGATAAGGACTTTCGCCACCAAGATTATTCTGTAATCTGCGTAGAGAGTTCTGACATCTACGATCAGCAGTAGAGGTAGCACACTCTAGGTAGGTAGCTAACTCTTGGAGAGTAAGGTTCTCGTGGTATCTTTTGATGAGAATATCTTTGTCCATCACATCTAGTTTGAGGTACGCCTTCTTGATGTCAATGAGCGTGGCGAGAAGGTTGCCACCTTCAGCAGGAGCAGACTGCTTCTTTGGTTGCCCATCGTTGATGAGGTTCTGAGCTTGTTCTAATACTGTGTTATCTACAACGGAGGCGATAACGTGGGGAAGAAGCTGGGCGATGACGACAGTATCGTAGAAGGCTTCATCAGTAAGTTTATATCCGCTACGAGTAGCCTTCTCCCTGCGAGCGTAGCGTTCTGCGTGACGCTTCATCTGCCACGCCATACGCTTCTCGTTGATGACTCGCTGGACTGTGTTCTCTTCCGATAGTAATTGGTTGAAGTGTTCTGCTCGTGAGTAGTACCACGACCAACACTCTTGAACTACATCTTCTCGCTCAACAAAGTTGCGGTATCTGCTGAAGATAGAGCGAGCTACGCTAAAGACTATATCAGGAGCTGAGGGATGAGTTGTCATCTTGAAGTTATAGTCATCAGTCATTAGGCAATTCGGGCCACTTCTTATCTAATACAAGAATTGCAATAGCAGAATAGTTCATCAAATCTACAAAGGAATCTCTCAAGGATTCGTTGGAGGGGTGAGCGCCGCTATCGAGGAGATTATTGATGCGAGCAATTTTGTCCCACATCCGCACTCGGAGTCCATTGAGTGCGCCACCTGGACTATGAGCGATGTTTTTCGGACCGTAATCGTGATGCTTTCTAAGCAAGAGCGAGCCTGCTGTGTCATAGATTCTCCAGACATCTTCGACAAACTGTCCACTTACTTTCTTGCTGGCATCGGTTGACAGGTAATAGTCCCAGCCTTGTAATCTATCGCTACTATTATCATCCCCATATCCATCAATAATCTGGCTGCCTCTTGGAGATCCTTTTTCTTGCTCACTCACTTTGCTCCTCCTACTAGGTTGGCTGTTGCTTCTTTTCCATTCACCAGATAGAAGTCTGTTATGTCCATACCTGGTGGTAATTGTACGATTTGTGAGTTCGTAACCTCACCTGCGACACGCCTAGAAAACTCTGCTCCAGGATTTGTGCCATCATCTTTCACATCATTGTCTCCGAGAATATACACAACATCAAAACCACCGAATAGTTTGGGATAGAAAGGTTTCCACGCCGCTACTCCAGGAACTCCTACTGCTGGAACACCTACAACTGCATCCATAATGATGGCATCGAACTCACCCTCACAGATGACGATGCTCTTGGTTGCAGACATTGTAGCTACAACATTGAACAGGTGAGTCTTCTGTCCTACAGGTGAGCCATACTTTGGCTTGCCATCATCAAGCCTGCGGAACTTGAAACCTACACATAAATCTAAAGCAGTGAAGTAGGGTATGGAAATCCAACCCTCATATCCTTGATGCCCTTCTATCGGATCTGTGATAGTTCCTAATCGGTAGCGAGCTGCTACCTCTTCAGATATTCCACGTCCTGCGAGATAGCCTAGCGCCCTGTCGCTTATTGCCTCCGCGTAATGGTGAGCCGCCTCCTGTAACGATTTCGCCTGCTCTTGCGAGAGCATCCTTGAACCCCACATTCTCTAATTCCATAATGACATTGACTGCATTGCCACCCTTGCCACAGGTGTGACAGTAATACAAGTTGTTGTATGTATCTATGACTGCACTCTTGCGAGAGTCATCGTGCATACAGCAACGCACTGAGACGTTGCGTCCCTCTTTCACTTCTCCTCCGAAGTGTCTTACTACCTCTGCTATGGAGACTGAGTTTGCATCTGAGTTGGCTTTTGACCTCTTCGCACGAACCACCCTGGACCAGTCTTGTGCTGGCATCCGCAGTCTCCTTCACACTTCTCGTGAAACTCTTTGGCTAGGTCAGTCTTACCAATGGTGTTGTGATGACCTGCCCAACTACAGCTACTGCAGATCATTTTACTCCCACTTACCTAATAGAAAATCAATGTTGAATCCTAGAATAGGGATAGTCAGTCCGTGAGGAGTTTCATCCCACTCATAAACCGAGACAAGTAGTATCTGTTTCCATAGCGGTTCACAGTCACAAAGACTTACTCCATCAAATCTTATTGGAAAGTATTTACTCATCTGCTTCTGCCTTCTTCTTTCTAGTCTTTGGCTTTTCTTCTGCTACTACTTCTTCTTTTGGTTCTTCTACTACCTCTGGTGTATTCCAGAGTTCACTACTTGTTATCTGTCCTTGTGGTACTGGCATTTGTTCTATCCATTTCTCTAATGTTTGCACTACCCACGCATCTTCGATGCTACCTCTGCGACGTTTGACTATGACGAAGGCTGGTGGGGTGACGGGTAGTCCACGAGCCTTCGCATAGTTGGCTGCCTCAGTCTGAGCTTCTGCCCAGAACTGCGGAAGATTGATTGACTTACGGTTCTTACACTCCAGAATATAGGTCTGACCTGCGATTATGGTAACGATGTCACCTTCATCATTAGATCCCGCCTTGGCTAGGCGCTCAGCAAAGTGTCCCAGTTTCCTCAAGTATTTCATTACATCCGTCTCAAACTTGGAACCCTTAGCCTTATTGTATGAACTCACAAAGCCCTCGCTAAGTTAGAGTTATAGACCATCCTGCCGTAAGCATCAGCGTCAGATATTTGGCAGGTGGCAAAGTTTACGAATAAACCTGCCCAGTCCTTGCCATCAACTGAATGCTTTCCGAAACGATTCTTTACGGCTGCAACCCTAAGCGTATGCTCAAACGGGTTGTAACCCAGCGTGAGTATCAGAGCTGGTAGTTGAGATACCTTACCTTGGATTGCTCGTCGGTGCGGTGGCTCAGTCATAGATCCGTACTCAGTCTGCTCTGATACGTGATGCAGAACAAGCACGCAGGCTTCTGTTTTGCGTGCCATATCGTGTAGCTCCACCATTATCTGGCGTAAGCCTGCCCACTCATTATCAGATTCAGCGATGACATTCATCAGGTTATCTACGACTATCAACTGTGGTGCGATGCCATAGAGTTCAATGTAGGCCTTTACCTCTGCCTCAATATCATCAAGGTTTGGTGATGAATCAAAGACCCACTGTATGTGTGATATAGCCTGTAGATTTTCTTCATAAGCATCAGGGTTGATACTCATTTGATTCTCTACAGTCTCTTGGGTGTGACCTGCTAGATGTGCTGCAGCACGCAACATCACCGTAGCAGTATCAGTATCTGCAGAAAAGAACAGAGTAGGCACCTTGGCCTTGATAGCGTACACAAGAGCGAACATAGACTTTCCAGCGTTAGGTGCAGCGGCAACCATACACACTTGACCACGCCGAAACTTTATGCCTTTAGTATCTAAGTCTTTCCACACAGTCGGAAGTGGCTGCGCCAATGTATGGGCAGTCTTCCAAGCGCGGTCTAACCTAAGCACTTTCCTCCCGTCGTATTACTATTCTTCTTTGTTTTCTTATCTGCTTTCGATGTGCCTCTGTAAGGCCACCCCAGATTCCGTAACGCTCGTTATGGATGCCCCATTCTGCACACTCAGTTTGATGGATACACTTACCACATATACTTCTAGCGAAGTAAGTCTCAGGTTTTGTCCCTTGCCCTGGTTCTGGAAACCAGAAGTCACCACCTGATTGAGCGCAGAGAGGATCCTCGAATTCACGAGGCTCTCGCATTGGGTCATCGGACCCAGATAGTTTGGCACTTGTCAGTAGCACCCTTTGGTGCCTGACACATATAACCTTTCCAAGGACCCTTAGCACTTACGCCTTCTTTGTAAGCCATTGGTCCGTGTTTGCAGACATTAGCGCCACCTTGTGGCGCAGGTGCAGATGCTACTGGCGCAGCAGCACGTACGGGCGCAACAGATGGAGCGCCTGAGAATGATTGGCTAACGCTTCCAATGAGGGCAGAAAAGTCCTGCGCTGCAGCAAGCAGCGATTCCAGTTCCTCCTTATTCGCAGCGTACAAATTGATAAGAGTTCCATCTGGTGATTTGAAATTCACTTGGAACTTTGTTGACTCTGGTGCAGCCATTATTTATCTCCAGTCTTTTTGACGGAAAGCCTTGCGCTTTCCTTCCCTTGTTTCATCGGCACAAAGCCTAGTGCTTTCTCCACTGCTTCCTTGTCGATGGTATTACTCTGAACAGTAGACCACTTGATCTCGTATCCAGTAGTAGTAACTCCAGTTTTACCAAGCAACTTATCGCGTAGTGCTTGTTTCTTTTCTTCTAATGTTTTTATTTCGGTGTCTATCTGCGTGTAATGCAACGCATCCATCGCAGCTTCGAAGTCATCAAGCTGAGGTAACTCAGACTTGGTAAGTCCTTTTTTTATACCAACGCATCCCATCTCACCAGAGGCATCATAGAATTTGCAGTAGCTTTGACAGTAGCTCTCGTGTCTTTCAGGCGCGGGAGCGTCAGTCATAGTCCGAATCGCTGCTAACCAATTCAGAGCCTCTAGTGCGATGGCTTCGTCATAGGGTTCGCTGTGAACTAGGATGTCACGCTCGTCCCCATCACGAGGTATGGCTACAAGATTCACGTTCTGGACCTTCCCCAAGCCAGACTTAGAGATCAGGTAGCCATAGACTTGTACTTGCCAGCGTTGCTGTTCTGACGGAAAGTAAGAAAGGTTCTTTACTTTCGTAGTCTTCCAGTCAACGACATCGCCTGTCCCAGGAATGAAGCAATCAACGTGGGCCTTCATACCGTCAAACTCAACGGTCTTCTCCAGAAGGACCTCTTGATTCTCTGCAAGTGCATTCTCTATTGCAGCGTGAATGGCAGTCCCCATAATCGCTGCGAGTTTTATCTCGTTGTCATTGGTTTCAGGTTGATTATTCAACCGATACCAAACTTTACGGCGACAGCCACCAAGCTCTGATGGACCGATTTGAACTTGTGTGGACCTGCCGCGCTTGTTCTCTTTCTCGTGAAGAGCCTTTACAAGTAGTTCTTTTATATCCATCCGTTGCCCTGCCATCTCGTAAGAGTTATGTTGCATACTAGCAAATTGATTTGCAAAACTCTAGCCACTGCACGCAGTGGTTGATAATCAAATACCTTGTAATAGTCCAGTCCTAATGACCAGTTGTCGAAGTGGTGTGCATTGATATGCACTGTCCACACTTTCCAATCTTTTCTCACGTTAGCTCCCGTCTCTGAGTAACTAATTGAATCGGAGGGCAGGTATTGATGTCAAGCATCGAGGCTATCTGAACGGCTTTCTCGGCGTGTTGCTCTACATTACCAATAGTGAGACGACCCATACGATCATAAAGATAACCAAGAGCAAACTGCCCACCACTACCAAGTCCATAAATATTGGCGGACGACTGGATGAACGAGAGGTCCGTCGCAATATGGAAGAGGTTGCCATCAAACGAAACAAGGTAGTCGAACCCTGCGTCTTTTTCTTTTGTCGATTCATACGGATCATATCCATTCTCCTTGAACGCCGTGATGATGGATGGCATTACCTTAGTACCCATCCACTGAACAGGGTTAGCTCCTTTGTATACGGGTGGCTTCCAGTTGTAGGCAAGGATGTCACCAGGGCGTGAGTCGCCCGTAATACCTAACAGGTACTTACCGACGTGAATTATTTTCGGAGTCGAAGTACTAACGGTCCTCAAGTTATCTTCAGTAATCTGACTATCTGCTGCCATCACAACTCGATCTTCGAGTTGCACCCCAACCAATGTTGTCATAGCGGAACTATACATCTCTCGGCGTGTCGTCGCGGTAGCGACACACCAGTTCATTACAATATGAGCCGTAAGGCGAATTACAGTAGCGGCCCTCACGGGCCGATGGGAGTGAGGACTGTGTTGTTCCGTCTACTTCGGCTGCTGAAATATAGCCAAGACATCCCACCAATTCAAGCCTCTGACCTACGCGATGTAGGTCCAACCCACCAGTGTGTCTGTGGTTGTACCGTGTTCAACACCTATGTCCAGTTCGAGAACTACGAGATAGTCTGGTATGCCCTTGATGTGCAGTGTGCTAACTGTGGCAATCTTCTCAAAGCTCCCTGTCCGATAGATAATCCAGAGATGCAATGAACGAAAAAGAACTCTTTGATTATCTGAAAGACAGCAAGTTCCCCGACCTAATCAAGAGTGAAGGAACCTTCGACTCCTTCGACTGCATCTCCGATGAGTTCGGTTTCTACATAGAACTCAAGTGCAGACATACCCACTACCCAGAACTACTGATAGAGAAATCTAAATACGACAGGCTCTTACTAGAGGCTAAGTACCGCAACCTTGAGCCTTGGTATATCAACTCAACTCCTGCTGGTAAGTGGGCCTTTGATCTCTTCAAGGTACCAGAACCTGTCTGGTCTGAGCGCTGGATGCCAGCTACCACAGAATTCAAGGACACTCGCAAGATACGTAAGGTTGTCGGGTTCATCCATACCGACTACGGAGTTTCCGTATAAATGCAAAAAGAGGCCCCATCACCTTTCGGTGACAGGGCCTTTGCCTCGCGCTATCTACAAACTACGCTGCTCCGCGTCCAAAATCCTTAGCGGATGTGTCGAGGTACTTCAATACAGGACCGAGAAATCCTGCAAGAGCTGCAGTTCCTAGAGTCTTGAGATCAGTTTCACCTGCGAGGTAGAGTGCAATAGCAGCAGAAGCTGCAGCACGAAACCACGTCAGCGATACTTGCTTGAGTGTTTCCATTAGTTGCCTTTCTTTTGTTTGCTGTGAACCTTGCAGCAGGTGCAAAGTGGTGTCAAATTTGATACCAAATTAGCACCTTCTGCCACCTTCTTCTTGGGCTGAGGCTGTAGGGCAGCCTTGACCTGATTCACAACTTTAGGTTGATTCATCCACCAGAACCAAGGGCTAGTGTCATTAGCGCTATCAGCGTTGATAGAAATATGAAGATGCTTAGAGTGTGGATTACTGCCAGTATAAACACGATTGCCAGCGCCAGCCTTGAGGCGTGACCAAATTTTCTTATTGAAGATAAGGTAAGCAACCCTTTCATCTTCTTTGAGTTTTTCAAATATCTCGGCACAGTCAATACCTGCCTTTGGATCGTGGGTCAGGTCTACTGCTAGGCCTGTATTGTGATCTGAGTTAGGACTTGCCTTGATGTGAGCCTTGCTTGGTAATAGTCCATCCGATGCTTTGTTGCGCTTCGGAGCAAGCGCAGTTGCCTGCCGAAGAACGGCAATAGCAGCAGGTGTTGCACGTTTTGCAACAGGTTTCATTCGTCACTTCCTCAATGCTTCCTTGACTAGTTCGGTAAGTAAGTCCACCTTGTGTTCTAGAGCGTTTACTTTGTCTTTCATAGAACTACCGCCATTAGGCTTGAGTTCATATAAGAATGATTTGACTAACCAACGCAGTCCCATAAGAACTGTTGAGGCTATTCCAAGTATGGTGGCAACGAGCATTGCCCAGTCTGTAGGTGTCATTTATACGCTCCGTATTGTCACTACAAGTAAGCCTCCGAAACCAGAGAACTTCTTATCTTGTGGGGTTTTATTGATGAAGTCCATCTCTTCTATCAGGCCGATGTAGGACTCACCTGTTCTGAAGTCTTCTACACGGATGGTATCGCCTGCATTTTCTACTGCTTCAAGTTGCTGCATACGGTCCCAAGCAGAACCTTCGTAGCCTACTTCCACACCGAACTTATCGCTCTCGTGGTCGAAGCAGAATAATGGATACTGGATTAGCCTCTGGCGAGGTACTGCTGGCAGTGATTTGAGTTGGTAGCCAGTAAACAATGGACCAGCAGTAGCGCTGGTAGTTGAACGGGTCAAGACAAACTTGAACCCAAGATACTCTTGTGCTCCGACTGGGTATGGAATGCCAATCTCTTGCACAACAGAGTCCTGTGAGAATGAACCAACAGAGTACTCAGTATTGTCATAGCCAATCGAATAGATACTTATTCCACCATTAGAGGTATCAATACGTGGGTTGAGCAGTTTGTAAATCTTTCCTTCAAGAGTGTTATAACGTACAAAGCCTGTCTGTAGTTCACCTTGGAATACAAGGTCAGTAGCAGACTCTACATAGACATAGCCATTAGAACCGTCGTAATTGGTTGTAAAGGCAATACGGTCTGTTCCATTGATGAAGGCACAGGCGGTTGTCTTACGGCCTGTAACGCGGCTTCCAGCGCTTTCTGGGTAGTAGTAAGTATCCCAAGCATAGGGAAATACCAAAGGCGCTATCTGTGTACCAAGGTCAATGCGGGTAGTTCCAGGAGCGCCATCTACGTTAGTAGCACACCAGACATACTTATCACGGGCAGCAAAGTCAAAGACTGGTTGCTCTGATTCAAACAGTAGCGGTCCATAGGCTAGAGATCCATCATCAGATACTGCTGCTACTCGTACACCTTTAGATGTACCAATGAGCATATAGCCAAGGTAATAGAAGATACGAAATACTTGTTCACCTACTGGTAGTTCAGCAGCAGTAATAGCGCTGGTCAGGGTAGGCATAGTTCCGTTAGAAGCCAGAGTGAACTTCTGGATATTGGATTGTCCACCAGAGAAACCTGTTACATAGATAGCAGCGCCAGATGAAGTGATGCTGGTATAGACGAAGTTGGCTACAGGGTTGGTATAGACAGCAGTAGGTAAGGCAGATGCCGTTGTAGAGATTTCATAAACCTTGTCATTGATACAGGCGACGATACGTTCCTTGGTGAACTCAAGGACAGCGTTAGTCACTACTACAGATGATGTCTTCCACATCAAGGTAGGCGATACAGTCTGATCGTCGTTGAGTAACTTCTTATACATCGCAGTCTTGTCAACACCAGCGTCGTCAATCAGAGCCAGCCAGTAGGCATAAACTCCATCATCACAGAGTCCATAGACTCGATAAGCGCCAGTGGCTGTGTAGTCTTGGAAGTGGGTATCGTTACTGTAAGCAGTACCAACTGGGCTAACAGGCGTTGAGGCTACGTTAGATGCAGTCTTGGCATAGGAGAATGTGGTGCTAGTAACTGCAGTAATTGTGTAGTCACCATTGAAGGTAGCATCTACACCAGAGATGCTTACTGTCATACCCACAGCGAAGCCGTGAGCAGCGGTAGTAGTCAGTGTGGCTACGTTAGAAGTGAGCGCCTTGTTATTGACTGAGGCAGTAATCGTTGGATAAATCTTATTGATGTCATAACCATCAAGCAGTAAGCAACCATCGTAGGTATTACCACTCTTAGTCCACTTGATAGAACGCAGGTGTTGTCCTGGTCTGCCATCGCTATACATAGCGGTAGTGGTGTTATGTCCTTGGTCTACATCATAGATTAGAGTTGCCTGACCTTTAGTCCAGACATCTAGCCCTTTGGACTCGGTGTACTGAAAGCGCAGTGATTCATCCTGAGCTGGCTCAAAGTATTTGATGCCTTGACCTAGATGAAATGATGACTGACTACGGAACCACCAACCAGTCAGAGACTGTTCACCAGCTTCACGAGTCTGGTCATACTGTTGCTTACGGTACTGAGCCGTGACGCGACGATAGGGTGAATCATCGCTGGCTGCCAAAAAGAATGGCAAGCCGTTGATGGCTATATCGTAAGCAACGCCTGTGGCTTGATAGTTAGTCGAGCCTGCAGGGTTTGAAAGGACATAGGGAATGCCTTCTGTAATATCGTCACCGTAGGACAACAGTCACTCCTTGCTTTTGTATTTAGATTGAGGTCCAGCCTCGAATACTTCCACCCTCTACAGGGCATTTGAAAGGCAAGTGTCTGCCTTCTGCTATCCATTGACGATGGGCTGCATTGATAGCAACCCAATCAATGTCGTTATTCAAACGAAACTTCGTCCCACTTCTGATCTGCTTCATTCCAAGTGTAAGGTTTCCCATCAGTTGGATATGCAACTGGTGCTTCCCAAAGGTATGTCTCTTCATTTTTTGACCACGATGGGAATGGCTGTGGAGCATAAAACCCTACGCCGTCCCAGTGGAATCCAATACCTGCATAGTTTTTGTGTAGTGGTCTTCCTTCTGGATGTTGATTTCCGTGAGTGTTATAGGAAGTTTGAACCCAAGTTCCGCCAAGATTGCTTTCACACCATTCTTTGGTATCAGCAACAATGACACGGAGTACTGTGTTGTCACTTCCGATTTCTGCAAAATGTGCCATTAGTTTTCCTTATCTTTCCCGTTGAATAATGGAATAGAATCTTTCAATGTAACCTTACGAGAGGTCACATAACCGCCTTGGTTATCTAATCTGTTCCTTGCTTCTTTCTCATCTTCAGCAAGGATCTGCACAACCATCACTACTTCGTAGGTATAGGCGTGAGTAGCAAGTGTTCCAGTATCTTTTTCTTTTGACATAGTAACCCTTTCTAGGCTGCGTAACGGATAATAACTATACCGCTACCACCTGCACCAGAGTTACCTGATGTTCCACCAGAGTTACCTCCACCGCCACCACCGCCGCCAGTATTGGCGGTACCAGAAGTTGCGGCACTACTTGTTGCACTTCCCGCACCACCACCGCCTGAACCGCCTGCGCCAGCAGTTCCTTGAGAACCGCCACCACCACCGCCACCATAAGTTACTGCAGAACCTGATATTGAAGAAGAAACACCAGCACCGCCTGCACCACCAGTAGTAGCAGCAGGAGCATTTGAGCCAGTTGCACCTAAACCACCACCGCCACCGCCAGCGTTATCTGTTCCTCCGTTATTACCTGTTGTAGCGATACCGCCGTTATTTCCGTATAACGTTGGAGCGCCAGTGCCTTGTGTGGCGGTACCAGCAGCACCAGAGTTACGAACACCACCACCACCACCTGATCCGCCATTGATGCCAGCAAAGTTATCTGCTGCTCCACCGCCACCGCCACCATAAGCTGTTATTGTGGAAAATACGGAATTAGAACCGCTATTTCCTCTAGCATTTGGAGATGCTGCTGCACCACCGCCACCAACAGTAACTGTATATGCAGTCGCAGATGTCGCTGAAAACGCTGTTCCGCCAACATTCGTAGCACCACCGCCAGAACCTCCTCCTCCACCAGAGTTAGTTCCACCAGAACCACCGCCAGCAACTACTAAGTATTCAACTGAAATATTAGATGTAGGAGTAAATGTTCCTGATGTAGTAAATGTGTGAACCCATTTTTTATTTGTTGCATCGTAAGTAATTGTTCCACCAGTTGCTTTGACTGCACCATTAGCAGTTTGGAATGTTCCTGATGAAGTAAATGTATGGTATGTATAACCTCCCGATGAAACTATTGTTCCACCAGTTGCTGTTTGACTTCCTAAATATCTAGCAATAATAATTCCTGATCCACCTGCTCCACCGTTCTTAGAACCGCCACCTCCACCGCCACCACCACCAGTGTTTGCTGTTCCTGCTGCACCACGAGCGGAAGCAATGTCAGGATCACCGTCAGCAGCTTTGCCGCCTAGACCACCGCCACCATTACCACCGTTACCTGGTGTTGCGCTTGTACTAAATGTTGCACCACCACCACCGCCAGCATACCAGTAAGTTCCGCTAACATTTTGACCTGTGCTTGTCGCAGAACCCCAAGATGAATAAGCAGATGAGCCTGCACCACCATTGCCACCAACTGAAGCAGCAGCATTAGCGCCTACTGCAGTTGCACCACCACCACCGCCACCTGACCAAGTAGCAGATGTTGTTCCATTGCCACCATTATTTCCTTGGCTTCCTGCGGAAGCAGTACCACCATTGGTTGTAGCGTTACCACCGCCACCACCAGCAGAACCTCCAGTGCGTCCAGTTCCTTGATAACCTGCTCCACCACCGCCACCAGTAGATACAGTTAGCGAACCAAATTGTGAGTTATTTCCATCGGAACCAACAACAGATGGGTAGGATGTATTAGCTGCTCCACCTGCTCCTACCGTGACTGTATAAGATGTATTAAAAGTTAAAGATTGTTCAGAAAAATACCTTAAACCACCAGCACCTCCGCCGCCACCAATACCGTATCCACCGCCACCACCACCAGCAATCACTAATACTTCACTAGAAACACCACGAAGATAATTTTGTGAAGCCCAAATACCAAGAATAGGTGTCATTACGCTATGTCTCCTACCGCATACCAAGAATCAGTATCACGTTTGATAAGTGTCATTGCTGAATACTGTGCTCGGCATTTAGGCGAGGCAGCAGTAGCGCCAGTCGAAACAATCGTTGTGGTGGCAGGGGTAGCAGCGCTGACTGTTACCTGACCCGCACCAATTTGGATGATATTCAACTGAGTTCCAATAGGAAATGCTGTTGTTGCATTGGTTGGAATGGAATAGGTCTGAGCAGAAGCATTGCTTGCTGTGACTAACTTGTTGTCAGCATCTGCCAAGACGAATGTGTATGTGGTGCCAGTCTGTGCATTAAATGCAAGGGCTGCACTAGCAGAGGTGGTTCCACCAATTAGGGCTACGCTCATTTAGTTACCATCCGATCCGAAGGCACTGAAGGATGATGTGCCTGTTGTTGAATAAACTGTGATGACAT